GACAGTGCCTCTGGCCAACGATCAGAGCAGTCCAACACAGGGCTTGATAATGCCCAAACTGAAATATAGATTTAGAGTCTCATTTCAGAATCTTGGAGTCAGCGGCACAGTAACAGATATTACCAAACAAGTGGTAGATTTTACAAGACCCAATGTTACTTTTGACAATATTGATTTGCCAGTGTACAACAGCACTATCAAACTGGCTGGAAAATATTCCTGGGCAGATGTCACATGCAACGTTCGCGACAGTGCAGATGGCCAAGTCAGCAAACTCATTGGCGAGCAACTACAGAAACAATTGGATTTTGCAGAAATGAGTTCTGCAGCATCTGGTATTGACTACAAGTTCTTGACCTACTTTGAAGTGCTGGATGGTGGCAACGGTGCAAATGCTCCTGTACCACTTGAATCCTGGAGTCTGCTAGGATGCTACCTACAAGGCGTCAACTACAACGATTTCAACTATGGTACCAACGAAGCTGCAACTATTTCAATGACAATTAGATTTGACAATGCTATCCAAGGCACACAAGGCGGTGGCGGTGTTGGCTTGTTTGTTGGTAGAACTCTGGGCGATGTAGCAACCAGTATCGGCGGTTAATCTATGGCAGGTTTTGCTCAAGACCTGCTCAAAGGTTTTGTTGAAGGAGTCACAGGCAACTATGGCTTCTTGAAAGACTATCGTCACGCTTCTAAAGTTTTTAGAACTGATGACTATGCCTTGGCCCCTAGGGTCAAATATCTATTCCATGTGCAATTCAATATCAACACTGCTGGTATACCTGCACTGAGAAATTTATTCGGCGACGGCAATTTAGACAGTGTCAGTGTGCTGGTCAAAACTGCACAACTACCCAATTATCAATTTGATGTTGAGGTAATGAATCAATACAACCGCAAACGTCTAGTTCAAACCAAAATCAATTATGAACCAGTATCATTGACTTTTCATGATGATACCAGTGATTTGATTCGCACAATGTGGTACAACTACTACAGTTATTACTATGCGGACCCAACACAAGGCTACAATAACACACCAAACTTACCTGGAACTTCTGGGCAATCAGCCACAATAGGCAACGGATTTGGTTACAACACCAACGACATATACAATGCCTCTAGAGCTGTCAGCGATTGGGGATACATCGGTGAAACATACAATAACTCCAGTCAAACCACGGCCAATACCACTGGCAGCAAGCCGCCATTCTTTAACGATATAACCATCTACGGAATGGCCAACAAACAATTTGCACAGTATACACTGATCAATCCAATAATTACTGGATGGCAACACGATACCTATGATTACAGTCAAGGCAACGGAACAGTGCAACACACCATGACCATACGTTATGAAACTGTCAAATACTACTCTGGAGCCATTGGAGGTCAAACACCAAGCGAAGTTATTCCAACTTTTGCCAATCCATCAAATTATGACACTGAACCTAGCGATATTACAAGAACAGGTACTACTAATACTGTGTTTGCACAAGGTGGTATCGTTGCTACCACAGGCGATATTCAAGATTTACAAGCAATGACATCTGGATTCAATGGCTTGCAAAATGTGTCAGGTGCAGTACAAGCTGCTGGAGTAAACATCAATACCTATCAACCCAGTCCTAGCATTGTATCAACTAATTCGTATGATAATTCACAAAGCACACTACAAGGTAGTTTACCTGGACAAATACAACAGATACAAAACTCAGGTGGAGGCGCATTTTTTCCAGTGCCTCCATTGCCCGTAACAGGACAGTACGGTGAAACCACAAACTTGACCCTGGATCCTGCCAATCCTGGTGGCCCCGGCGGGGCAGGAGGAGCAGGTTAATCATGGGCTCAGTCAACGCAATCAATACCAACACTGATTTATCAGTGCGTGTGTTTGATAGTTTTTATAGTTTTTCACAAAACGTTCCAGCAGACGAATATGATGTGGTCAACAGCTATTTTCGTAGTGTATTTGGCACCACTGATGCAGCTGGCAATTTTACTGTGACACTATTCAGAATTGCTGCACAATCAAAAATACCTGTGCTCACACTGTTACAACAAATACAAGGACAGAGTCAGCCTCAGCTGACACTGACATTGACTTATTATCTCAACGGTCTGAGGAGTCCTGCTACATTGTTGGGTGTGAATGTACCCAGCATTCCTAACTACTACGTGGCCAGAAATATTCAGGCCTAACTATCATGGCCAATTACCGTCAAGGCACTTACCAAGTTCAAAATCCTGACAAGTATGTGGGCAAAAATACTCCAAGATTTCGTTCAGGTTGGGAAATGAGTTTTATGCATTTTCTTGATACCAATGATAATATTTTACAATGGGCTAGCGAAAGCATATCAATACCTTATCGTAATCCTATCACTGGCAAGCAAAGTATCTACATACCAGATTTTTTAATAACTTATCGTACCAAAGATAATACAATGAAAGCTGAAGTTATTGAAATTAAACCCAAAAAACAAAGTGTATTAGAAAGCAAAGCCAACGCCAGAGATCGTGCAGTGGTGGCGGTAAACTATGGTAAGTGGGCAGCTGCTCAAAAATGGTGCAGACGCAATGGTCTTGTATTCCGTGTTATCACTGAAGACGACATGTTTCATCAAGGCGGCAAGAAAAGATAAGGTTGATTACCCACGGTAAATATGGGTATGAGAAAACTTGAAGAACTTTTTGACTTACCTCCCTCAGGACAAACACCTGAAGAAACTGCTACTGTTGAACAAACTCAATCAGCCATAACAGACATAGACAACACCATAGATAAAATTGATGCTGCATTGCCTGCGGTACGCAATCTTGATGCATCAGACGAAGAAATGGATGCATTGGCTACCAAGGCCACAGACACATTTGATAATCTAATGGATTTAGGATTCAATGTAGATTCGAGATATTCTGCAGAAATATTTGCAGTGGCCAGTCAAATGTTAGGACATGCATTGACCGCTAAAACTGCTAAACTAAACAAAAAATTAAAAATGATCGATTTGCAACTTAAAAAAGCAAAGATGGATCAAGGTCGTGAAGAAGAAACACCAGTGGAAACTGCACACGGACAAATACTCAGCCGTAACGACTTGCTGGAACGACTAATTGGTAATAGAGACCAAAAGACCAAAGACGCATAAATATCATATAGGGAAATATTATGAAACAGTTCAAAGAATATCTAGCAGAAAGTCAAAGAACCTATCACTATCGCATTAAAATGGTAGGAGAAACACCGCCAGACTTCTTGAAAAATCTAGAAGAAAAAATGCAACAGTTTGATATTGTTCGAATTTCTGCACCAAAAACCACACCGGTACAACTCAAACCTGCAGATTTTCCTGCGTTTGCAAATGATCGAGTGACCTCAGTTGATGTAGAACTTAGATATCCTGCCATTGAACCTCAGATCAAACAACTTGCACAAATTTTGGGATTTGATCCAAATCGTGTGATCATGCTGACTGCGGCACATGAAGACAGTATGGATCTGGAACGTGAAAAAATTGAAGCCGAAAACAAAGATCTTTTGACTGACACAGATTACCCTGCTCCAGATAAACAACAAAAAGCCTTGTACAAAGACTATGCCACTGAATATAATAATCATGCAGTATTGAAAAATGCTTATCGCAGTGATTTTACTGTGGCCGGAGGTAAAACACCCAAGGCAACTACCACAAATGATTTACCACAGGGTGTCAAAAGCCCAATGAGCACAATGAAGCGACCCGCTAAGCCAGCCACTGGCGCACAACCAAGAGGATAATGAGATGGACAATTTTTTCTACGATTTAAACAAAAAACTTGATGGCATTCGTGCCAAACCAGAAGCTGGACATCTCAACGAAGATTACAGTCCTATCAATGAAAAAGGTGAAAAGTGGATACAGAAAGCTGTAAACCCTGCTCACAAAGGTGATCTACACAAGGCATTGCATGTGCCACAAGGCGAAAAAATTCCTGCTGGCAAACTGGCCAAAGCAACTCATAGTTCAAATCCTACTCTGAAAAAACAGGCTGTGTTAG